TCAGATGTTAAATCGGATACCTGCTTTCTTAAATCTTCATTTTGTAATACTTCATCATCATATAATGATTTTGGTATTAAATCCAAATTCGGTTTTGGAATATCAGGTTTAAGCTCTTTGATATTTAAATCAATAGCTTTTACTAATTCAACCTCATCATACTTTGGTTTACTTAATTCTTTAAATATTAAAGATGATGCTATGTTTTTTTCGTTTACTATTGTAACACCATATTCATTTTTGGCAATAGCTTGAGAACCGGAAATAGTTAGAATAGATTCTAAATCCGATTGTCTTTTTTCTTCTAATTTTTGTGCTATCGCTTCTAATCCTGTCATTTTATACTATTTCAAAAATTAATTTATCATCGATAATTGTAGATATACCGCTTTCAACTATTTTAATTTTTAATTTATAAGTTCTATTAATTGGTAATGTATTTAAACTCATATTAAAATAGTTGGATGTAGAATCACAACTTATTTTAGTATAATCTCCAAATGGATAAATTACTTCTCCTGTTTTATAATCTTCTAATTGATAATATGAACTAGTCGGTAAGTATTTAACTTGGTCATATTCAAAAGTTGTACTAAATGATTTTAGTGGATAGATATCTCTACCTTTAACTCTAATTTTTATAGTTTCATTAGCAGGATACTCATTTTTTAAATTAGTAAGTACTACTTTATACCCCTCTTCTGCTGAACCTGTTGTTGGTGTTAAACTAGCTGTTACAAATGATATATCATTCCAAACTACTTCTAATTTTGGTTGATAAATTGTATTAGTTTCTTTTGAAAAGAATTTAAGTAGTCCATAATCGGATGTATCGTTTTCAGCCTCTAAGCTATGATGAAGTATAAATCCATTATTTGATACTGAGCCACTTAACCATATATTAACAATGTTTGTAACATCCATTCTTATATCAGCTTCTTCATAATTATAAGATTGAGATGCTGAGCCGCTTAAATACCACACCCCACCTTCAGCGTTTGCTGAACCTGTTGTTGTGTTTCCGGATGTAACATAAACCGCTCCGCCCGCTGTTGTATCATATGAAACCCATTTATTACTTCCATTTCTATATTTCCAACTAACACCATCTGAAGTTATATTATCAAATTTAGTACCCGTTCCCATTGTCCAACTTTGAGAAACGGCGTTGGCATATATTGTATATTCCAATGGAATTTCTTCGGCTTGTGCTGATTTTAAATTTAAATACACAGTCGAACCGCTTGGTATTCCCATATTGGAAACATCAAATTTTATTAAGGTTCTTGCAATATCTTTTATAGAACCATAATATAGTTTACCAACCTCTAATATCTCATCTCTACCTGCGTTTTGTTCAGGTTGTTGTAGGTAGATACTGGCATCGTATGATGATGTGAAAAATTTATGCATATTATAAAGCTCTTCCTTTTATATCTTTGTTAGGGTATTTTACTTCGAAGATGCAAGGGTCTAAAGATGGATAAATTATCTTACCTTTAGTTGCTTCATCTATATTGTATTTATTTGGAGAATAGTTTCCATCTCCTCCACATAAGTTATATATCTTAACAGATGGTACACTCATTACACCTTCAACATTTGCGAGTATCAATTCTATTTCTGAAATGTTTATTGGTTTGTTAAATGTCCAATTATCTATGTTAAAATAATTTTGAATTTCTGTTAAACAATTTGCTACAACCTCTCTTTTGTTATAATTTGAATATACTACAACTTCAAAATCAACTCCTATGTTTACAATGAATCCATCTATAATGTTTACCGCATCGGTAATCATTCTATATTCTCCTATGTATGTTTTTAGGTTTTGCTTAACGGCTTGGTTTATTTGAGTTAGTTTCTTATTAACATCGTATCCTAAAACGTACATATTTATAGCAAATGGATTATTTACTTCTGCTATATTTGTTTTCTTTTGTGTAAGATATTTAACTAATTCTTTTTGTATGTCTTGCTTTGATTTATCTTTTAACCCCTCAACTAAACCAACAAACTCTGCTATATTTTGTGGGTTTGCAAGTATTGATGCCGGTGAGTTATTATCAACTTCTCCATCTGGACTTACATAAACTTTTGCAACACTACCATATCTTTCCGGCATTGATAATGCTCTAACTACATAATCTTGTCTAGTTACTGCTCTATTTTGAGAACCAAACATTGCTAATGCGTTTTGTCTGATTTCTTCTATTGATTCAGCCCCTCTACCACCGACTGCTGCTTCTAAATTTTCAACAGCAACAGTTCCTTTTGCGGCATTATATGAATTTAATTCATCATTTGTATTAAAAGATAATAAATCTTCTTCAAATTCAATTCTACGGATAGATGTTAAATCACCTTGGTTTATATTTGATGCTATACCACCACCAACTAAATACTTAACAGTTAGAGTGGTATTTACAGGCACTACTCCAAATGTATTTGTTTTTAAAAAATTAGATGGGTCTATTCCTTGATTCAATCTTTGAACTGAATTAGCTAATCCTAATCCCACATTTTTTGTATTTGGTAATAATTTTTCATCTTCGTATCCGGCTGAATTATTTCCACTACCAAATTGTAAAGTTATTGTATTATCAGAATTAACTTTTGCAGAAAATCTATGTGGAACTTTTTGTACTTCTAAAATGTATGGTACAATCGATGATGATTCACTTAGAGTTCCACCATTAGCTTCAGTATTTGGTTGCTCTACAAATATACTTTCTTGTGCTAAATAAGGAACTTCATAGTATTTTGTTCCAGAACCATCGGTAACATTTGTTATTGAAATGATATCCGTATCGGTTAATACGGCATTTGGATATTCTTCATATGAGCCAAAACTAATTGTAGTCGATACTTCTCTAGCAGAAATTGCTTTTACTTTTTTTGTAATTAAGTATTGTAGTGGTACACCATTACCATCTCTTTCATAAACATCAATTTCTCTATCAGTTGAATTTGAAAAATCTACCGTATCTACCGTTCTAAATACAACCGAATTATTTGTAGCCGATTCTATTTCCATACCATCTTTTATCTTTAAATAGTATGCTTCATTTGGTTCATAATTAGGTGCTCCTTTAGATGGAACTAATTGATATACAGTTATTGTAGTGATTGCCGGTGATGTAACTTTTGGTTTATACCCCATAGATTGTGCTAATGCTAAAACGTTCTTACGTTCTGTAGCATGTGCTAACATAGATTCTTTTAATTGAGTGTCCTGATAAAAGGATAGTATATCTCCAATTGCTGCGGCTTGTTCGATAAATACCATACCTGGAGATGCCTCATTAAAATCTGAATATGAATTTGGAAAATATGTTTTTGTATAATCAATAAGATTCTGCTTGAAAGAATCGAAATCCTTTCCTAAATAATTCAAAGTCTTTTTTTCTCCAAAGGTTTTTTTAATAGGATTTATTGCCATTTTACTTTTCTACATTTATTTGTACTGAGTCTGATAGTGATGGGTTTGATTGTAATGAAAACTTTATATCCAAAGATACTTTGTTTGTATCTATATCATTTTCATCATAATCGAATATTATTTCGTTTATATTTAAATAAGGCAACCATATTGAAACCGCATTTATTATAGAATTTTCTATTGATACTTCTATATTATCAATTGGTTCAAATAATACTTTCCAAACATCACAACCAAAATCAGGTTGCATTAATCTTTCTCCTTTTTTTGTAAGAATCAGACTTTTTAAATTATTTTTAGCTTGTTGTAATGTTGTGAAATTAGTTGAAAAAACCCCATTAGAATTAGATGATTGGTTTATACCAATACCTAAAACTTTATAGTCATTTTCAACTAAATCATCTACTTTTACTTTACCAAGCTCTATTGCCATTATTTAAATCTCTTTACTAATTCTGAATAATCTCTTGTCAATGCTTTAACAGTTGCATCTTGCAATGCATCTCCTGTTGATTCAAAGTTTGGTGTGTTTTGTGGAATATCATGTATCATTCTGTAATCCATAGTTTCCCACTCATCTTCCATACTTTGTTGTGGTTGTAGCATATCTAACACACTACCACCTGCTCCAGGCACACCACTTTCTGCTCTTTGTGCGGCAGTGAATGGTGTTGTTTGACTCAATACCTCATTTAGTATTGGGTTTTTTGTAAATTCTTTTACTTGTTGAGGTTTTTGTTGTACAATTGGTTGCTGTTTTTTAATATTTTTAGGAGCAACTTCTGTCATCTCTCTCAATGTTGGAGTAGATGTTTTCTTTTGTGAATTTAATGTAACTGCACCGGATTTGATTAGCTTTGCTAATTCTTCTTTAACTTGTTGTTTAACTTCACTCTTAACAACCTCCTTAATTAATCCGACTAATAATTTTGAATCCATAATAATTTGTATATGTTTAATAATAAATATTGAAAGAATAAATTTAATACGATTGTATTAACCTATGATTTTATAACCACTCCAATTGAGTATTGCCGGAGCGGGTGGAGCGGGTGGTGGATATTGTGCCATAACGGACATAATTCCACTAACTCCCATTAAATGGGTTTTAGCCACATTAACAAATGGGTTAATCATTATATTTGTTTGAAAACTAAATTTAATGGTTGGTGGTATAAAAAATATATTAGGAATTTGTGGTATTTTATCTTTAATCAAATCATAAGCCATTGCCAATAATTCCTCTTTGGTTGGTATTTTTTCTTCTACCATTTTCTTTAACTCTTCCTTTGTTGGTACTTTTGGTATATTGATGCCCGG